CTATAATTCTGTGTTGGTTGCGTTTGGGTTGTGCTGTAAAGTTTATTAGTAACAATCTTATTAGCGGTTGTTAGACTAAACCCTTCACCGAACGCAGAGATGTTAATTTCCGCGTCATCCCAATAGCTAAGAGCATTCCATAATGTACTACCGTTACCTATTTTAATCTTACTACTGGTTAAGTCTATACCTATTTCACCCTGCGCCAGCGCTGGATTTGTACTGGTCCAGTTTGCCGCTGTGTCGCGTCTTAGTTGTATTCTACGTGCCATGTTATGCTCCGCCCCCGTTTATGGTTAAGTCGTCGTCGAAAAACGTGGAGGAAGCACCTCCATCGATATCTTGTTCTACTGTAATATTTAACGTATTATTGGTATCATTATATTCTACACTCACACCAGCATGTACTCCGTTTACTAACATTTCTGCCGCATAGTCTTGTGCCAGCTCTGTTAAACTAACTACCCCAGTGAGTAAATATAGTTCGTCGAAGTTATCGTTAATTTTACCAAATGCTGTACGTAACGGATCACCGTCGCCTTTGTTGGGACTGCTACCAATGTTTATTTGTTTTTGTGTCATTATAATCTTCCTATTGCTACTTCAATTATGCCCGTACCTGGAGTAGTTTTTGCTTCCATGGCCTTACCTATGATAGTACCTATTGTGGGACTAGCAGCCCTACAAGCATACCCTGGAGTTGTACTAGTGGTCAACATCTCACCTCTATTAACTGGACCTATTACCTTAACTGGCACACGACCCACTAGAGCCATTAACACTGCTCCTTGATTTTTTATCTTACCATTCATTGTAAGTTGTGCCTTGGTTGAAACTACGCCTGCTACTGTGGCATCAGCTTCTATATCGGTAGTAGTAACTTCTGCGGAACCACCAAATACCAGCACCGTTCCTGGCTCGTACTCAGCATCGGTTAGATAGTATTCAGCTAAGTCAGCGCCAAATGTTGATTCCCATTGACTACCAATAGTTAATGTCCAAGTACCTTGGACTGAACCAGTCGTTGCAGCATCCCCGGTGTTTAGTGTTCTAGTCAGTAGTGTACCATTGTTGCTGGCAAGATCAATGCTACTAGTGCCACCAACTTGCCAAGTACCGATAAGATTAGCAGCAGTAGCGCCATTGCCAGCTGCGTCTGCTCTTAAATCAGTAGTGACCATAATGCCGCCGCTGTTATCAATGGTAACAGGCACAGTTAACACACTGGCTGAGGTAGTTCCGCTGATGCTCATAAAATCCCAACCGCCAGGTGTTGTCACGGTTAGTACATCACCAACAACTGCAATAATTTCATCACCGGCGATGTATAGTCCTTTGACATCTATTGCACCACTTGCTGAAGTTTTTACAAGACTGCTATTAGCACCGCTTGTACTTGCTTCGAGTTTGGTAAAACTACTTGCAGCTTCGCTGGCACCAAGTGTGAATGAATACACATATTCAGTGCTAGTAGTTGCAGATTGGGTAGTTGCTAGATCAAAGTATGATCTCTTAAGGATTGCTTCTGGAGTAACTTCAGACATTGAAGCAGCACTAGCAGTTAAGTTACCCAGCATACGGTTGGCTGTAACGTCTTGGATGTTAGCGTAAGAAATACCACCTGATTTGAAACTTAAAAATCCATTGGTTACACTAAAGTTGTTACTGCTAAAACTTGCAATACCACCTAATGCCTTCACGGCACCTGATCCCAACACAGCCGGTGTTACAGCAGCAACGTCAATGGTGTATGATACAGTAGTCACTGTTGGCGCATTAGGTGCACCTAACACAGTAACAGTGCCGTTGTATGCAGTTGTACTAAATCCGCTGACTACGATTCTTGCACCGGCAGCAAACGGAGCAACAGTTTGTGTTGCAAATGTTAAAGTAGCAACAGTTCCAACTCTAACAGCACCAGTCACTGCAATACTTGCAGCAGTAGTGACCACAGCGTTATCTAATGATAATTTAGTTTGGTCAATGGCTGCATTTGCATTAACGTCGGCATTAACAATCACTCCACTTTGAATTGTAGAAGTTAAAGTTTTAGTTACGTAGTCATAGGTAACATTAACATCACCTGTGGGTTGTGGTACATTTCTCCATCTTTGTTGTTTGATTGTTCCACCGTCACCTATACCTGAAACAGATGCAGCAAATGTTACTGTGGTAGTATCACAAGTTATAACAACCCAAGTATTATTCCAGGCTGTTGTACCAGTTACTCCAGAAATTGTTATAGATGATTCAACAGCAAACGGAGCACTTACTTGAACAACACTAAATGTTGCTGTGCCAATTATACCTGTTCCGGTGATGCTGCTTGTGACAGCAAGACTAACACTGTTATCATTATCGTAAACTGGAATATCCCCAGAGGCCAGCGAACTAAACTTAACATCCCTCATTTGGTTAAATGTTTCAAAAGATCCAACACGACCGTCAACATAGGCTACGTTGGCTGCGTCAGTTCCTGAGCTTACTCTAAAAACACTGTTGGCCACGTTTTGAACACTGTTACCGCCAAGGTTCATACTGCCGCTCATGGCCAGTACACCATTTAAGGCCATGTAACCTGGACCTCTACGATTAACACTTGATACAAAGCCGCCAGCATGTGTTAGACCTAGTCTACGATCAATGTATCCTCTAATGGCACTTTGAACAGGCACAGTGTCGGCGGCATTATTGGTAAAGGTGTTATCGGTTGAGAATTCACTGACTGTGACACCACGTTTAAATCCTAGACCGTCTAAGTTACTCAGAGCAATAGCAGCTGAGAATGTAACTGTACCAGTACCTTGGTCAACTGTAAAGAATCGACCTACACGGAAGATACCGTCTTGATCAGTGCTTACGTGGAATACACGACCAACACCATCTTCCTTAACTTCACCTACAATACCAGTTTTGGATATAGTTGGATTACCAAAGATTTGATTTGGATAGTTAGTGGTATTGTAACCGCCAGTACCTATATCTAAGAAGTCATGTCCTGTGGCACGAGTAGTTGAAATTTTAACTGTAACTTGACCACCAATATTCTTAGGATAACCAATACGCATGGTGTAACTAGTGTCAGCGGACAACGGTTTATCGATACCAGTATGTGGTCTACGCATTACTGAAGATCCTGATATTATCTTAGTTGTACCACCGCCATATATTCCAGGATCACTTGGATAGTTAAATGTTATGGTGTTGATGGTGGCAGTAGTGGCGTTGACTAATCCGTTATAGTCAACATTACTGTTACCATAGATTGTGTAATACACACTAGTACCCACAGTTGGTATAGTGTTGGCATTGACATTATCAAGCACCGCTGGAGTTAGTAGTTGGCTAATGCTTACGGTGTAGGTGCCAGTGCTACCAGTAATACCAGATAGCTGATTAACAATAGTAGTGTCTGCGGTAACGCCTGCACCACCGATAGTTTGTCCCGGCGCTAGTACACCACTAGATACGGCTGAGACTGTCATAATAGTACCAGCAAGGCCAGCACCGTCATCAATTGTAGCAGTTATCACTGCTTGATATGGAATGTTAAACACTACATTTTCAGTAGTACCTAAGCCTGCAGACTTACTGGCAAAACTGGTAATAGTAATGCTTCGTGGATCAATCCAAGTACCTGGATCATCTACATAGGCCACGGTCACTGTATTAACAGTAGAATCTGACTGTTGGCTGAGTATGCCTTGGACGCTGGCTGCACCAGTAACAGTGCTGGCAGCAGTTAATGTAGTAGCATTACAAGTAAGAATAGTGTATGACTTATTATATGCTGAGTTCACTACACCACTTAGTGTGACAATAGAGTCAACCGCAAAAGGTGCAGACGATTGTGGTGCATAGGTAATTGTAACCGTTGTGCCGTCGCCTGAAACACTGACAGTGGACAACGAAACACCGGCTGTTACGTTATGACTACCATTATACCCAGTTGATGCATTTCCCGATATCTTAAAGTATGTGTCGACTTCAATAGGCCAATCTTGGCTCGGAATATTATATTTTACGTAGTAAGGTCCGGCACCTGTTTTAAGAGCAATACTGGTAATTGCAAACCCTTCATCATAATTTCCTGCTGTTTCTTTTACAGGAGTTGGATCTATATTAATATATGCCGGACGGCCAGAACCGTATAAGATTGCACTAATTGGTAAACTTAATATTCCTGTTGCTGTACCTGGGAAACTAATCGAAGTTGTAGTGCAGTCTGTGACCACAAACGTTCCATTATACGCAGTGGGCCTTGCATAGGCAACTTCAATTACGTCGCCCACAATAAACGGAGCCACCGCTTGTTCAGCAAAAGTCAATGTACATATACTTCCAGTACCACTAGCACCAGTTAGGGTAATAACAGTTCCAGTAGTAATAGTATAACCTGTTACTCGGTGAACCCTTCCGCCTAGTGTGGTTATGTAAATTCCCTTTGACAGCTGATCGGCTATAGTTTGATCTGTAATAGGACTAATAGCAATTTTTGTATCACCAATACTAGATCCTAGAGTTTTTGGACCGCAACTGATAGTTATAGCAGGACTTACCAGCTGACTAATGCTTACGGTATAAGTTCCAACATCTCCGCTAGTGCCAGATATTTGTGCAAGTACTATTGATCCAGCTGCCACAGTGTTAATGTTATCACATTCAAATTCCCCTGATGAACCTGTAGTTTCTACATTACTGAGAGTTACATTTCCACCTGTAGTAGTAACTACAATTGAAGTAGCAGCAATGATAGTGCCAGGTGTAGTTGTAATAAAGTCAGTGTTATCTAACGCATGTTGATATGTGTCTGATAACACAAATGTAGTTGAGCCATTAGTACTGGCGACATAATATGTTGATGGATTAGTATAGCCTACAATACTTCCAGTGCCCGACAACAGCCCGCTAAATGTAACAGCGTCACCGATAGAAATAACTGGTCCTGAAATTATTTGACCAATTCTTATAATGCCACTAGTTCTGGCTGAGACTGTCATAGTAGTACCAGCACTGCCAGCACCGTCATCAATGGTGGCTGTGATCACAGCTTCATAAGTATCATTGGGATCACTCTCAACTGTGTTAGCGGAGTCAGTATATACTTTAATGTAGTTAAATGACGTATCAGTAGTTAGTACTGCTGTGCCATCAACTAATTGATTGCCTGTACTATCTGTTAGACCATAGGATATAACTCGATAGATTTCAGACAACTTTTCGTTGAATTGTAATGCAGTACTTGGTCGAGTTGGGTTTACATTGGCAATACCTGTAAATTTAATATACTGTAATGCCCTCACGGACACGGTCTGCTCATGGAATAAAGTATAAGCCAATCCAGCAGTTGAGGTGTTATCATTACCGCTAGTACTGAAATTCAACGATAAAACTTTTTGGCCAGTTAGCAGTGTACTAGTCACATAACCACTGGTAGGAACAGTTGTAGCCACACCTGAACTAAATTGCACATAGGTGGTGCCACAGTCTGTTACTAGATAGGAGTTATTCCATGCTTCGGTACTTACTCCAGAAATATAAATGGTATCACCGATATTGTATGGAGCACTCGCCTGTAGGGCAAATGTTGCTCTAGCAACGTTGGGCGAATAGTTTGCTATGGTTAATAGTGCAAAACCAGTTACCCCCACAGTTCCCGGATCTGTTTGATATTCTAGTGTTATGCTTGTAGTAGTGCTGGCAGTGCATAAAATATTACTGTTGTACTCTTCGTTACTGTTACCACTAATTTTATAGAACACACCAATGCCAGGAGCACGTACATAACTAGCAGTACCACCTGTTGTAGCCGTAGTACCTGTACCCGTTGCCACAAAAGTATCACCAACGCCATCTCCTGGTGCTGCTCCTACAGTAGTAAAGACTGTTGTACCCACGCTAACAATAGTGTAAGTGACTCCTATTACAAAGCTACCAGCGGCAGCTATTTGAGTTTGTAAAGGCACGGTGTATGTCACATAATAAGGACCAGTTCCAGTTTTAACCGGAACTCCATATACGGGTTGATTAAATGTTGGATCAGTAGTATAGCCAGATTCAGATACTGTTTTAACTTCGTATCGAGTTATAGTTCCACCAGAACTAGTATGATCAATTTCTAGCTCACTGACATTTTGGGGAGCATATTCATAATTTGAAACATATACTTCAAGATCTCCAGACTCCATGCTGTTAACAGTTAATCTTTTCTTGTAGATTTTCATGACTTGTACAAGATTCTGTGCAGTTACAACTTGGTCGGGTAATTCTGTTACGTCATATCCGCTGGCCCGTAGACCGTATACACCGTGAGCATTGGACCCGGCAACCGAACGAATCTGTCCGCCGTTAAATGACCAATAGTGAGTATAGCAGTAGTATGTAAATGTTGAAACTTGTTCTGTTAATCCGGCGTTGCCTGCAACAATAGCGTAGCCAAGATCGTTAATCATGGCAAAGTCGTTGGCCAGCATACTTCGGTTACCACCCATTTCAATATTAATTGGATTATAACCAGTACCGTTTATGCTGCCATGTATTGTTATACCAGCTGTTGGAATTTCTGTTGTACAACTAAATTGACCGCCAACACCTGTAACTGCCACGCTGTTTATAGTGTCAAATGTTCCTGCAATATTTAGACTAAAGGTTAAGCCAGTGACCGTAGTTCCTGAAGTAGTTAGAGCCGCTCCACTATTAGAAGCTGACAGTGTAAATGTTGAAGAACCATTAGTTGCAATGATATAGTAGGTACCTGCACTAATTCCTGTAGCGTCACCAAGTAACGTCCTAACTACACGTATTGCCTGTCCAACTGCAAATTTTACCAGTGTTGTTTGTGTAGGAGAACTTGAGTCAACTACAAAATAACTGTTATACTCGATTGGGCTATAGCCAGTTAATTGTACACTACTTCCTTTGACGTAAGGAGACCCTACCTGTACAGGATAAGTTAACGTAATTAGAGTGCCACCACCGCCATTACCAGTTTCTGTGGTTGTAACAGGAGTACTGACCAAGTACGGAGTATTTTTATCTAGTTCTACCTGAAGCGTATATGTGGTACTGTTGTAGTCTAATATATTGTTTACTTGATAACGTATGCCTCTCCAGAAGAACGAACATGGAGTTTTTGGAGCACGTACATCTAAACCTGAATTTTTATATCCTGTTATAGTGACATTTAGATAACCGTCTAGCAGTGATCCCGATGCAACCTGCAGATCATCTAGTGCAGTAATTTGACCTTTTAGTCTTCCTGCAAAACCGTCGACAAATTGACCACCTGCCCATCGTTGTTTATTAATTGATCCAGAAAAACTTGAGCAAACTTGACCGTACGGTGATTTACTTAGAATTTGTCCTTCTGGATCAAGCACCATCATAAATCCGCCATGCCCCTGGCCTGATAAATTATTAACGCGAGTTGCATTGTTACATAAGAATACGTCGATATCTCTATTATTCTTAGGAGTACTTGTAATATCAAATGGATCTGTTAAGTAGTGGCGTCCGTAATTCTTAGGACCGTATACGCTCCAACTGCCGCTGATAATTTCTCCAGCGGCAGCAAATGGATATATCACTGTACAATTCATATAGTTGTTGGCTACACTGTCAATCTGAGCTTTACCAACGCCCGATTTAAATACTCGACCGACCCATTCACCGGGTACTACGCCGGAAGTTAATGTAATAGTGATGGTACCAAGAACATCTGATATAGTTGCCGATACTGAAGTAGCATAGTCAGTGTCTTCATCTAAGTAACCAATTTGCATACCATCCATGACTGCATCGCGATAGAAGAAAATACGTGCCCATACACTTTGACTCACTCGATCTCTAGGACGAATAATTGTACGGCGGAAATCGTTACCTTTAATTGATACGTTTTCCGCCAGTCTAATTGGGTAGTCTTCGTAGTAAATACCACTCTCAACAAAGATAGTTATTTGTAAATCTTTTACACTCTCGGCAAACTCTAATTCTTCACCGCCATCAGCTTCAATGAAATCAATTGGTAGATTTAGTCTTGCTATAATAGTGTCAGTTTCATTAACACCAGTTTCACTTCCGGGAGTATAACTGATAACAGTTGCGTTGGCAAATGAGCTTGCACCCAATAATAGTTTGCCTGCAATAAGTTCATTGTTCAACGGATAACCTTGGTCAACGAATCCATTGCCTCCGTTGTCAAATTTAATTTCAACAAGACCAGAACCTAGATTTGGTGAACTAGCAGAACTAGCACCTAGACCATATTGGATAATGTCTGTGACAATAGTCCAATTAGACGATATAGTAGCTATAGCAGTCTCCGAAGGAGCAAGTGCTACGTTGAAATATTGATTAACAGCATCTTGGTATATTTCTATGTTTTCTTGATTTAAAACAGCCAAGGCCACAGTTTTTGCATAGTTGATAGCATCCAGTGTTTCTTCATACTGTGTACCAATAGCAACAGCCTTGGCACTGGCATTTCTATAGTAACTCTTACCAGCATTAATACTTTGATAGTTGCTGTCAAATAATATATCAAATGCCGCAGCCTGTACTAGGTATCCTAAGTCTCTAAAGCAAGTAGTTTCTGCATATTGGAACCCGCCAGCATAGGTAGTTTCTAAATAAGTTACAGCATTAACACCAATGATGGATTTTTGTGTTAATAGCAGTGTTCGAGCATCAAGGAATGATGTATCAAACTCTTGCCCGGCATACGTAGGACCAGTAGTAGAAATGGCCGCAGTGTCTCCAACTTTACCTGCTAGATCAGACCATAGAGTGTTAACTTTAGTCTCTGCACTTGCACCTTGGCTAAGACTAGCGTTTTTATATTGATAGCTAACTGTACCAGTTCCTGTTCCCACGGCAGCAGCAACAAATGTACTTCCTACACTATAAACAGTAGTAGAAGTTCCAGCAGCAGTATTCCATTGGCCATTGGTAGTACTGCCTAGGTCGATAATAGTGTAGGTTGTACCTATTTCAAAGCTACCAGCAGTTACCTGGGCATAATGACTGTCGGGTTGTTGATTTTTTATAATCTTTTTAGATAATTCATTTGCGTAATCAAATGCATCTATAATAATTTCAAGGTCATTGGTTGAAAATTGGCTAGACTCATTAGCTATATACTGATCAGTAGCAGCTACTATGGCGCTATTACCACCATAAGTAATGTCAAACATTAATGCTTCGACAATATATTTTAGTTCACGCTTAAGATCAACTGCGGTGTTGGCAATATAAAAATCTATATTAGTAGCGGTTATCCATCCTGCTATTTCTTCTTGTATAAATTCGATATTGTTTGATAATAACACCCTAGCATGGGTAAAACCAGCTGCTAGATTCACAGGACTAGTGTAAGTGATAGCCGGTAATGCCGCTAACCCTGAAGTCAGCGTAGTAGTAACAATCCCAAAACTCGTCTGAATACTAGACTGAGCAGCATTATCATTTATCACTGCGAATGTATCGTTGATATAAGTGATGGTCAAATCTTGTATATCACCACTGTCATCATCGATGGCTGTTTGTGCATCTAATAATGTTGGACTAGCACTAGTTACTGTAGGATTTACAAGAGTTACTGCACCTTGTGTAACTCCATCGTTAATAATTGTTGTAATGACAGCAAATTTATTATCAATATCTGTTGTGCGGGCAGCACCACCTGTTAACGATATATTTGTATACTGTCTAAATGATTGTTGATATACAGTGGCTGGAGTATCATTTTGTACAATATCTTTGGCAATAAGAGCAATATAATCTATAGCATCCTTAAATGGTACTATTTCGTTTGCCTGAAGGATTCCTGTTGCGCCGTTATAGTATTGCTGTCCTGCATAACGACTAGCACTATTTCCACCGTAGACAATGTCATAGACCACAGCTTCTATCATTAATTTTATATTGCGTTTATAAGTGGTCTTGTTGTAGCTCAAACTTGAATATTCAACAGCTAGGTAACCTATAACTTCTGCTTGAATAAAACTAATGTTACCCAATAACAAATCTCTAACTGATGCTGAACCTGAAAGCGAATCACCGGATACTGGCATTTCTAAACTTGCTGCCTGCAATGCTCCGTTAGAAAGAATATTTTTAATGACATCAATACTATCAGACATTCTTACAATCGCCGTTGATTGTCCAACTAGACTAGGTAGAGCAACTAGGGTATCTCTAATAAAATCTAAAGCACCTACAGTTTGTTCAAATTCTCCACTTGTAGTAGTTTGGCCAGGAGCATAAAAATATGACTGCCCCATGCGTACACTTTGGTAATTACTAGCAAATAAAATATCCCAACCAATAGCATCTAGTGTCTGTGCAATCTTTGCTTTTCTATTGATTTCGTTATATTGGTATCCCTGAATGATACTCAAGGCATAGTCGATGCCGTCGATGGTTGTAGTTAATTGGTCTGTTAGATTTATTCCTACTAATGATGCAGCCTTGGCAGCAGATCGATAGTTAGTGTCTAATACTAGGTCATCAGCAGCAGCCGATACAATATCTGCAATAGCTTGAGAAAAAACGGTAGCATCAAAATCAATACTGTTGACATATTTGTTATTGATATAGGCAACGACTTCAGTTTGAATAAATTCTTTGTTTTGGACTAGAAGTGTGTAGGCATCTACGTAATCTGCATCACCTACATTTCCGCCAATATAATCATAGCCTGTGACCTTACTAAAGGTTAAATCTTGATCTGCAACACCACTGGTGTACCCAATTCTCTGTTTATATGGACCAGGTTCTGTATTGGATAAGTTCATAAAGTTCTCAGCAGCCAACGCAGCAGCGCCGATAGTTTTATAAGCATAATTCCAAGCCCGACCTTCTTTCCCTAGAGGACTTAGTGTTTGTACGTCATCACCGTTTGTCGACACAAATAAGTTGACTTGAGAGTACATTGTTGCATTATCAACGTAGAATTTTGTAGCGGCTTGTAAGTCGTCGTCACCTTTAGGTTTTCCAACTCCTGCTAAACTGCCAGGATGATCAGCTAGTGTTAAAGCACCGAGCATAACATCGCCACCGCGATAAACAGCATCTTGACGTTGTATTGCTTCAGATTTTAGATAATTTCCGCTGAGTGTTGAGTCATAATCAGCATCGTCGGCTTCGGGGGCAATGGGTTCGTCTCGAACACGCAGAGGTCCGACAATACGGCCGTCAACAAGTTTAATAAAATTATCATCAACATATCCTCTATTGACTGCTAGTTTGGCCAAAGTAGTAGTCCAACCATATTGACTGTGTGTTGTATTAAAGTTTGCAACGGCAGTTTCGTCCGGATCTGCTAAGTTACCGATGGTATTTGTAGCAGCATTTAATGGAGCACCTAGTGTCGGATATGTATCGTTGATCAACTTAGATTGGTTGGATCTAATAGTTACTGTTTTTGCTGTATTGTCGATGTCAATACTAATACCGTAACCTGCGTTAAGTGATTTAGCAGTTAGTAAGTTTCCAGCCGTATTAGAAATAAGGATGCTTTCAGAGCCAAACGTACCAGCAATAGATAAACTAGGATCAACATCGCCTAATTTTTTAAACTGTATTTTTCCTTCTAAACCAAAAGCGGCATAAATCTCAGTAAAGTTTTCATTGACTTTACGGAATGATTCACGGATACTATCACCAGTACCGTCGTTACCCTGTACACCAATATTAACTGTTTGTTTTGTCATTTTTCTATTAAACTCCGAAGCTAGAACCGCAACCACAGCTAGTTTTAGCGTTTGGGTTGCTTATTACAAATTGACTGCCCATTAATTCATCTTTGTAGTCAACTGTTGCATTGTTTAGGTATTGTAGGCTCATAGCATCAACTAACACATGTATGCCATTGGCTTCTACATCATAGTCATCTTCTGCTATGTCTTCATCTAAGGTAAATCCGTAACTAAATCCTGAACAACCGCCACCCTGAACAAACATTCGAAGTTTTAGTTTAGGATTATTTTCTTCTGATAGAATATCGCGTATCTTTTCTATAGCAGAATCTGTTACACTGATCATGAGGAGCCCCTATTATATGATATTTATCATAAACATTTTATAATCTTAATGTAAATAATTAATGTTCATCAAACAAGAATACGTCACAACCACGCATTATCGTTCTAGTAAGCTCGGACATTCACATAGTTACCAACGAAAAAAGACCGTGTTAGTCTTTAGGTGTGACTGTTGTACTGAGTTGTTCAGCCGTGACAAGGGATCAATGAGTCCTAGTAGGATTAGTAATAATTTTTATCACGTTTGCAACCTCTGTGATGCTAAACGTTTTGCTCAAGAGAAAGGCGTCGAAAGACGCCGTGTGTGGGATATGCCAGTGAGTAGCCTTAAGACACTTGACCAACTCTAGCGTTGATCATTCTCCAGTCTATTATTTTCCATATGTTGGTTAGATATCTTTTTTTATCGGCTTGATAGTCCAGAGCCCAAGCATGTTCCCACCAATCCACTAATAACACAATATCTTTTCTAATTTCGTGATTAACAATGGTTTTGATCTTGCCATCATCTGCTAGGTATGCCCACCCGCTGCCCTGTATCTTCATGGCTGTTTTTTCAAATTCTTCTTTGAAACGATCAAAGGTATCAAAATGTTTTTCTATGAACTGTAAAATAGCATCATAGGGTCTGTTGGATCCCTCTGGTTTTTGTAGTTGACCAAAATAGATATTATGTAAAAATGCACCAGCTTCGTTGAAATCGTCATCACCTTCG